CCCCGCCGCGTTTCTTGAGTATCGGCAAGGAACCGATCATTTTCGTGAGTCCACGAAAAAGCTCTACGTTATGGAGTTAAGCGCAGTTTCTGCAACCGTAGTTGTAGCCGTTATTACATCCGGAATACTGGTACGGGGCTGGAACCTCAAACGCCGGAACCGGACGGGGGTTGTAATGTACGAACTGTCCGTACACATAATCCCGAATCTCGTTCGTCTGCGTCGCCTGCGATGCAGCGAGGTTCGCCATAATAAGCTGCTGATTCTGCTCAGCAATCTTGGCATCCTTCGCGGCCAGTTCCTGCGCAGTCAGGCGCTGATCGATGCTGCGGAAGCCGCAGTTCATCGCGTCGATGATGTCGCGAGTGCTGTTCTGCACGGTGTTTCTGGTGTCGCAAGCCTGCGAAGCCATGTCATACCGCACCTGCGCAACGGCTGCGCGGTTTTCGCAGCAGCACTCCTGCGCCTGCATCGCCATGTTGTTGAGCTGCTGCATCAAGGCTGCCTGCTGGTTGCAGCGGGAAAGCTCCGCATTACCGAACCCCGTAAGTAGGGAGTTGTTCACGGCATAGAAGCCATCGCACAGCCCGCCGTTGATGAGGTCCATCTTGCGTTCGATGTTTGCGAAGTCGGAAGCCAGAACATAGCCGTCAACTACTCCGCCGGAATTGCCGCGGTTATTGCCGAAGCCATTACCGCCCCAGCCACAGAACAGGGCGAGGAACAGGATAATGAACCACCACCCGCCATCGCCTCCGAATCCGCCCCAGCCGCCGGAGCTGCCGGAAGGGGATACGTTCATGGTCGGCTGAATGCCGCCATCAGAAAGACTCATAATCATTTCTCCTTTCGTAGATTTTGAAATTTATCTCAATCGTGCGCACGAATTGAAATCTTAATTATCCAAGAAGCTGTTGAAACTGGCTTGCCGCCTGTTGTAGCTGGTTCAACTGCTGCTGCGAGATTTTCCCAGACTGTACCAGCTTTTCAACCTCCGCCCTCGGGTCGCCCTGAAAGCTCTGCTTGAACTGCTGAAACTGCCGCATCATATTTTGAAACTGTCCCATCATTCCGGGCATTTGCCCGCCGCCGAGTGCATTAAACAGTGGATTCATTTTCTGCCTCCTTCACCTTTCTAACGGGCTTGACGCTCAGAGCCGCCACCTTTGCCGCCAGTTCGTCAAAGTCCTTGCGGGTCACGTATTCCACCGTAGGCACTGTTTGCGGCGCTGTGTGGCTCACGGGGGCTGTAGAGCGCTCTACAAGATCATACGTTGTCATTGATGGTTTGCCGCTTGCGTCGGCTTTCTTCACATACACAACCGGCGCATTCATGTCCCAGAGCGTGACGGCGTTATTCGGCGCGACAATAAATTCGTTTGCCGCCTTTTCGTTCGGAACCCAGATGATAGACTGTCCCCCGCTCGGCTGCTGTGGCTGAGGTTGCGGAGTCGGATACTGCGGTGTAGGCTGATACTGTGGACGCATCATTGGTTCCTGCATCATGGGCGGTTGATTGTAAATTGGCTGTTGATACACATAAGGCTGTTGTCCGAACATCATTTATCCTCCTTTTCCCAGTAGAACAGCGGGATTTCGTTCCCGGAATTCCAGCTATCGAAATACTTTCCGTCCTCTACGCATACGACGTGGCTTGATAGAGCGAGCACATACACACCGCGCGGATGGTCTCTCGCGAATTCCTCGACCGTATAGCAGTCCGGGCATGTGTTCGGCACAACGTTCCGGGCAAATCCCTGCTGCCGGAGGTACGCGCCCCAGACACTGTTTGCCGACGGCATGTCGCCCATTTTCAGCCCCTGTAGGCAAAGTCCGACGTATGTTTCATCCCAGCTCTTGCCCGTCGCTCTTGCGATAGCCCGAACCGTGCAATCGCCCACCTGTTTCCCCGCAGGGTTCGGATTGAAATAAGAAAAGCCCATACCGAACACTCCTTTGTGTCCAGTATGGGCTTTTTTGCGGCTTCTTGTGCCTCAGTTGTGTATCAATTTGGCTCAAAATTCAAGCCCGCAGAGAAGTCCACGGGCTTAGTTTGCATTATCGATCGTTCATGGCTAAGATTTCAGCGACCATCGCGGTCACATACGGCGGGCAGGTGCGTTCACCAATGCACCAGCCCTGCACGGTGCGAAGCGGGATATTGAAATACTGCGCGAAGCCCGTCTGCGTCAGGCCGTGCTGCTTAATCAGTTCCGGGATCGTGCAGCGTGTGCCGTCCCAGATCGCGCCGAGCAGTGCCAGACGCTCCGCCGGGACCTCGGCGTCTTCGGCATCGCCCCAGATGCTGGACAGCGCCAGATCGGAGACATAGGCGTCGCGGTCAGCGTATGCGCCGACCTCGGCGTAGAGAGCGGCGCGGATAAATGGGGTGAGTTTCATGTGGGTTCCTCCTGTTGATTCTTCCTTTTTTCGGCATCAATGGTGAGAAGTTCGTCTGCCATAGAAAGCACATACGTCGGGCATCTGCGCTCCCCTGAGCACCATCTGCTAATGAGAGCTGAGCTGATACAAAAACGGCGCGAGAAATCAGCTTGTGTGATGCTGTGCTTTTTCAGCAATGTGCAAAATGCATCTAAATCGAGCAAAGAATCATCAACACGCGGCGATCTCTTTAGAGCGGCGCAAGCAGGGCAGTATCTCTGCCCCGTAGCAGTAAGAATGAACGATTCACCGCAGCGCTTACAGGTTGCGGCACCTCCAATGTGGCGAAGCTCTCCACGGCCCCGTTGGCTGGGTGCGCAGGATGGGCAAAATTTCTGATTTCCCCCGGTTGTTGTGTATTCAGATCCGCAGCGCTCACAAATAGCCACAGACCCGATTTTTTTAGAAGTTCCAGCGATCTTTCGATGAAAGCTGGCGGCGTCTGCCTCGCGTCTGCGAATTGACGAACAGACCAAACAATATTTCTGGCGTGTGCCTGTCACGGTGTACTCATTGCCGCACATTTCGCAAATGGCGGTGGTTCCGATTTCTCCCTTCATATCAGAAGCAGTACGCGCTGATGGGACGCCCGTCGATGCGGACGGTGCGAAGCGTGTCTTCGCTGAAATCAGGGCAGTCAGCGTCGGCGAGATCATCCAGATCGTCCAGATCGTCCAGCGTGTAGCCGAAGTACACGCAGTCGCCGTCCGACGTTTCCGTGCTGCGGCAGTAGATGGCGTCCTGTACTTCCGTGTCGCCAGCCTCGGTGGCAACGGCAGTGCAAGCGATGAGTTCGTATCGGTTGTTGATGATCTTGGTTTCCATGTTGTACCTCTTTCCGGCTTTCGCCTTGCTTTATCTTATGGCTCTATAATACGCTCATTGAGCGTAAATGTCAAGAGTTTTTCAAAAGTTTTATAAAAAATAAGCGCCGATTTTTCGGCGCTTATCTCAGTTATACAGTTTGTTGGATGTCCGCTGCATCTCCCGCACGATACCAGGCAAGCGGCGCTGCACCGTCGCCCTGCCAAGATACAGTTCCGTCGCGACGTCCACCTGTGGAAGCGTATCCACGAAGTATAGCTGTGCAATCTTTTCGTCTTCCCGGCCAAGATTCGCCTGATGAATGACTGTTTCCATGTCCCGGCGCATCAGGTCGCCAAGCTCCGGTGGTAGCTTGCATCTGGCTTGTGGAGCCATAGCCTCGCCCCCTTACTTCATCGCCTTTGCGAGCTTTTTGAGAAGATCGTCGCCGTACTTATAGGCGGCGAGATAATCAATCGTGCCGTCGGTCAATCCTGCTTTCTGCCGGATGGTCTTCTTTGCCTCCTCAACGGCTTCATCGATCTTCACGGTATCGTATTCCACCCACGGAAGCTTGCCATGCTTCTGCCAATTGCGGGCGTGGTATCCGGCTTTCGTGCCGATGTTCTGGACGGCGGTGATCTGTGCGCCGTTGTCCCAGATGGGCGTACACTCTACCGCCAGACCGTCCCCGATGTACATGCCCCAGTGGCCGGGCATCCAGAGACCTTCGCCGGGAATCAGCTTGTCCCAGCCGATGCCGGACACGGCGTAGCACTTTGCGATCATGCCGTCGGCGGAAACGTCCGGCACGCTGTTCGAGGCGTATCTTGCGCCGCCGTAGTAGGCGTTTTTGTTGCCGTTCCAGCCCCATAGAATGCCCTTCGTGAGGTTTACGCAGTCAAAGCCAAAATAGCCCTTGCCGATAAGATTGCGCAGATACGTGACTCTGCCGCCGGTGTACCAGTCCGGGTACTGGGCGGATTTCTCGTCAATGATCGTTTCGCCCACGGGGGCGCCGAAGCAGCCCCACATGTAGACGGTCTTGTAATTCTTCGCAACGTCAATGTGCCTGCGCACAAGTTCGGATGCTTTCATCATTTCTGTTCGCCCTCCTGCGGCGTGCCCGCATTGTCCAGCACATCCTGCGTCTTCTGGGACTGGGTCCCAAAATAAAACGCGATAATGACAGCGTAGATCGTCATAAAGTCCTGCGAGATTTTGCCCACGACTGCCATGTAGGCGAACACGCCGGTCAGCACCAGCGTGACCAGAGACTTGACGCTGAGCAGGTTACCCAGCCGCTTTTTGATATTATCCATTATGTACCCCTTTCATTCTACCGGTTCATTCTTTTTTGCGAATACTCTCTTGAAAGCCAGCAAGCCCAGCTCTGAGACTGCTGCGCCCCCGGCGTAGCCGAGTACATCAGACAGGTCGACCGACGTACCCAGCTCCGGGTTGTGTCCAACTGCGATAAGGACAGCGATGGTTTTCAGCGCACACGCCCAGATCAGCACCATCGTCAGGAGTCTGAGCAGATAGATGACGATGGTGCGCGCCATCTCGCCTTTGCTCCACTTGCCCTTTACTCGCATATCAGCCTCCCAGCCCCGCCAGAGCCAGCGCGTAGCCGACTAAGCCCGAAACAATCGCCGTTACCACGGCTTTGATTAAGCCCTCCCAGCGGCTTGCGGGGAGCGCCTTGAGGGCTTTCACGTCGGCTTTGATCTCGTTCACGTTCGACTCGATCGTCTCCTGCTTCGTCGCCAGCACCTCCACGGAGGTAGCCAGCTGGTGAAGCGCCTTGTTGTCCGTCTCCAGATCGTTAATCCTGTGCGTGTTGGATTTGCACCGCGCGTCCAGCGAAGCGATCTGCGCCTGAATTCCGTCGTCCATGTGTTCTCCTTTCTCGCCCTCGGGCGGCTGTTATTCTTCCACATCCCACGCCTGCGGGTATTCTGCGAGACTATATGCTGTATCTTGGTTCGCTTTGGTGAATTTACCGTCTTGCACTGCCCATTCACCTTTTTTGTAGATGTCGTGTGCGCCCGTTGGGTGCACGAAATTCCGCGCCGTCTCGCGTGAAGTTCCATGATATGGCCTGTTGAACGTATACCATGCAGAATTTCCGGGCTTGATATCCGGGTAAACCGCATTATCGTAGTTCTGGAAACATTCCCATGGTTCACCGCCCACGCAGAATACGTCCCCGGCAACATGTTTTCCCTCCTGCCACTCGTCGTAGAGCGCCGAACACATAATGATTTCATCCGCCGTTGTGGGCTGCTTGCCCGCCATGAGAAGCCTGACCGCATTTGCCGTGGAAACGGTCAAGTTGTATTCAGCCGGTGTCACCACGACCGGCTGCGGCTCCGGCAGCGGGATATTCGTCAGAAGCCAGCTGCCGTCTTTGATGTCCTGCCGGAGATAATCGATCGGTACGAACGTCCGCAGCTCGAAGCCGTTGTCCGCGAAGACCACGACGGGACCGGTCAGCGTCGTCACCCCCGAAAGAGAATCGCCCGTAAACCGTACCGATCCGGAGGTGCTGTATACCCGGACGTTCGCGTAGGTTTGATTGTTATGTGTAATGTACATAGTCCCTCCTAGCTCGTCGTGATGTCGCAGAAATAGTTTGCAGCTCCATATACAGATTTAATACTAAACGCAAAAGCTGTGCTGGATTCGACAGAAAAAGAATATGTTATCGTTGAATTACTCTCCTTTGCTGTTTGAACTGTCGTCCCATTAAACGTAATTTTGCTAACAATTTCCCCAGATGTTCCAAACAAGTTATAACAGTGTACAATAGCAGTAACCCCGACGGGGATTGTATATGTACCTTTTGCAGTATATTTCGTTCCATCAATTTCGACGTAAGCGTATTGCGTGTCTGTGTTTCCTGAAATTGTAACGTCTACTGTTTGCACCGGCTTTTCTACCGGTCCTCTTCGTAAAAACATTCCCATGATCACACCCCTTAGAAGCAGAAGCCGAAAGCCACGCCAGTTGCATAGTTCGCGTTGGAGCTGCTGGCGTTGCCACGGAGGACAAAGCAGAAATGCGTGGAGTCGTTGCCATTCGGACCGCGCTCCCACCAGGAGTCCGCACCGTCCTTCGCCCGGCTGTTTCCCGCCTTGTAGTAGTCGTACTGCGTGCCCTCTCCGCTCTTGGAATGGCTGACGCTGCCGAAAATCTCGATCTCGCTCAGCAGAAACAGTTTGTCCGCCGTGGTGTTGATAGTGGCACTCTGGTTGCCCGCTGAGGTCAACTTGTTCACCTCGCGGATGTTATTCCTCACCTCTGTCGGCATCTTGGAGAGAATGGCAGGCAGGTGCGTTTGCCGCATGACACAGCTCGTCCAGCCGCCGTTGTTTGTTCTGGAGCTGTTCATGTTCTTCAGTTCGCCGTAGCAGTCGTGCAGCTGGAAGGTAAACGGGGCTTTGCCGAAGCCGTCGGAATAGTCGTCGTGATTGATACCGATAATGTCCACCAGATAATCCGTGGAGCCAATCATCATTGCCTTCTGATCGCCAACTTTCCACGTTGGGGGGACGATATTTTTCTGGCAAACAGCAATGATTTGTTCCCACGTGTTGTCTGCAAAATTTGCCTCATACGGATATTGAATCCCCGTAAACCATCTTGGACTTCTTCCGCTCATCCGAACACCACCACCTTAATCGGAATGTTTATAGTCGGAGCTTTACCAATACACTGTGCAGTCAAGCTGTTCGCGCCAGTTACATAGTTGTGGATGAGCGCGAAGCCCTCCAAAAGCGCTGCATCTGCGTCCGGGTCAGTCCCAGAGAGCGCCACGTCCCACTGCGGGTCAATAGCGTAGGACGCTTTCAGCCCCGTGATCGTGATCGTCTGCGCCTGGTAGCCATGTGAATCCGCAGCCCAGCCCGAGGCAAGCAGCGTGCCGGTGTACTGTTTGATGTTCATAGGCTCATACACTCCTGTAATCAGCTCGCCCGCCGCGTTGTGCGCCGTCATCCCCTTGAGAAGCGTCTCCGGCGTTACGGTGTCGGCGGTCAGGTCAAGCTTTACTTCGCCGTTAAGGGCGACTTTGTTGACCGCCATGTCAGCCTCCGATCTGGAGCGTCTGCCCTCCTGCGGCGTTGTCGGTGTAGGTGACGGGAATCGCCGCGACAGTCACCTGCGACAGATAGTCATACGTCTCATCCGGCGTCACGACCTGCTCGGCAAAACTCGGTGTGACGTTTTTGTTTGCCTGTGCCTTGACCGCCTCGCCGCCGTAGCTGCCCACCACGCCGAGAATGGTAATGCCGGACTTGATATTGCCGGGAATGATTTTTGCTTTTTCGGTCGCTTTGATGCGCGCTTTGCCGGAGCCGTCGTGGAAGCCCATCGGAATGGCCGGTTCTTCGTCCTTGTCGGCGATGTCCAGCGTCTGGCCGCCGTTGTCCGGCATAGTGCCGGTAAGCTTCGAGCCTCGCGCGTAAAATGTCTTATCCTTAAGCACCTCCGCCACGGCGGCGGTCGCGTCCTGCGAGTTGACGTCAAACTCATTCGAGCCCACAATCGGCGCGCCAGACTTGTCGTGCGCGGTTACGCCCTTTTTGAGATCGCTCGGGACGATGGTATCCGCCGACAGGTCGAGCTTTACCTCCGTCCCCACAACGATTTTGTTTACGTACTTGTTTGCCATATGCTCACTCCTAACTGTTCATATACTCGTCGCCCATGATGAGCGTCAGCCCACCGGCGGCGTTGGATACTTCATACTGCGGGATTTTTGCAACGTTCACGTCGCGGGACAAAAGCCGGTTTCTGGTCGGCAAGACCACCGGCTCGTAAGTCTTCGGCGTTACGTCGTATACGCCCTCATACGGCTTGCTGTCTCCCGTGTAAACCACCTTCGCCGGGGCGATCTTCATCTTGATCTCCGGCTGGGAAAGCGTCATTTTAATCATATCCCGCCTCCTTCAAAAACCGCTTTGCGTCCGTCTGCACGATTTCAGCCGCCATCGGGTTTCCGTCTCCATCCGTTAAGGCAAGCTGTAGCCTTACGGTGCTTGCTTGCAGCCGCATTGCGTCTGCATACGGGATTTTTACGAGCAGGTGCGTTTCGTCGACTACTGTAGGTTCGTACTGGAAGAAGGAGCATCCCTGTCGCACATAGAACTCAATCTTCGTCGCTTTCGTCAGGTCAGTTCCCTCTACTTCCACCGATAAAGCGTTCGCGATTTTCTGAAACACTGAATCACCCCCTATGTTTTCGGGATTCCGACGACGTAATCCACCACGTAAGAGCCGGAAATCTTCGAGATCTTCACGCGGTCGCCCGCCTTGAACGAAATCGACGTGTTGCATTTGTAATGCTTTTCGCTTGCCGTCGTGCTGCCGTCAAAAATCAGGCTCAAACCGTCGGAATACACCGCGCCGACCGTCGCAAGGTCAAATGTCGGCGCTGTTACTTTCTTTTCTTTCTGCGTCGATAAGCCCGGAATCATGCAATCACCGTCCTTTTCGCTGTGTGTTTCATCAACTCTCCCGCTCCAAGCGTGATGCTCCAAGCGGTTTCCTCATAGATTCCGCCGATATCCGGATGGTCAATGGAGATCGCGTCCCCGATGCCGTGATTTCCCTCAGAAAATGTCTCGAAACTGATTGTTTTTACCGTCTGCTGTGACTCGCTCATCAGCCGGTTCGCGATGGTCTGCAATTCGTCCTGAGATGCAACATTGTCGACCTTCGTCACCTGAACGATTCGCATATTCCGCTTGAATGTTGAGGTCGCGGACGACGGCGATTCGTTTACCGCCGTCGCCACAAGCGCATCTTCCAAGTCCGGATTCGAGCAGACGCACACAAAAACATTCGGCGTAGAAAAGATGTCCGTTTCCTCCGAAGCGTCTGCCGAAATCGGTCTCAAAATCTCCGTCCCGCCGTATCGGTGCTTGATGTTTGCCGCAAGCGCCTGTGTATACGGCTCGATATGGGCGATACCCTGCACGTCGAACCAAACTGGCTTGTAGTTGATCTCCGCCAGAAGGTCATTGCAGATCGTCAGATAATCTGTTCCGATCTCCCAGTCCTCGCGGTCTGTGGCAAGCGTTGCCGCAGAAGCTGTCGTGATAGCCAGTGCCACGCCGCACGCCGTCAAAATCTGCTGCACGACCGTCAAGTAAGATGTGCCCTTTGCATAATGCACCCTCGTCTGCGTTTTGTTGCTTTTGAGCAGCCAGCACCGGTCATACGCCTCTACCTTGACCGTCTTTCCGTATTTTGTGACCGCTGTGGTCACCGTCGCGGCGCGGAACACCCCGAGGGGATATTCCGTGCCGTCCACGGTCAAAATCGGCTGAATTTCGTCTGACAGCAGGTCGACAATGGGATTCACATAGAATTCGCCGGAAAAGCTCGACTTGATCTCGCCGGACGCATCGAAATAAACCGTCGGGTCATTTCCCGCCGCCCACGAAAGCGCCGATACCTCGCCGCCCTTTCGTAAAACCGCCACGCGGTAGGATACGTCACGAATCAATGTCGATCACCTCCGCGTAGTCGATCTGCTGAATTGAGAAGTTGACGACGGATTTGTCTGGGTTCACTCTCGACGTGTCGCTTGTCTCGTTCAAGTATCCGATGACCATCTCGCCGGACTGCGTTTTCAGGCACACCAATTCGCCAATCAGCACGTCAAACCCCGCTTTGTCTTCGTCCGGAAGGAAAACCGCCGTGCCGCCGACCTTCTTTGTCACAAACTCGCTTCTTTCCGCGTGCGGGTACGTGCTGCCATACATGAAAATATACTGAATGTCGCGGTTGATCGCGTTCTGCACCGGCTGATTCTTGAGTCCGCAATGCTTGAGCGTCACTTTATTCCCGGACGCGATGCCGTAGAGCGTCACATACTGTCCGGTCGTGATTGTCGCTGCGACCGCGCTAGATAAACCGTAGTTGCTCGAATCCGCGTAGCAGCCGCGCACCTGATAGGTGACGTTCCCGGAAGACAGCTCGTCGGTGTACTGCGTCTGCGTGAGCTTTGCAATCGGCTTGCCATTCCGGTACACAAGATAAAAGTCATAGCTTCCGGATGTCTGCCAGCTTAAGTCCGCCACGCTGGATGCCTGCACGGTGAGCGTGATACTCGCGCCCGGCGTGTTCGTCACAGGCAGCGCTGCCGTTCCCCAATTGGACCACATGCCATACTGGTTCTGCACACGCACGCGCACCGTGTGGCTGCCGTCCGCGAGATATGCTGGGCTTGTCCACGTTTTGTCCGTGCCGTAGTGCGTGCCGCCGGAAAGCTTTCCGTCCAGCTCCACCTGATACGCCTCCTGCTCGGAGGTCTGCCAGCTGATGGACGGGCGCGGACCCGTGCTCTTGATCTGGATGCTCGGAGCCGTCGGCGCGGCAATCACGACGATTTGCGCCGCTTCGCTCCATGCGCCCGCAATGCCGTCGGCGTTGTAGGTGCGCACGCGCCAGTATTTGATGCTGGAAGTTAACGTCCCGGCAGGACACGTCCACTGCCGCGCAGCGCCGGTCACGGTTGCAAGCGTCGTCCATGTACTACCATCGGTGCTCTTTTGCAGGTCTGCCTTGCTCTGCGCTGTTCCGGTTGAGATCGAGTGCTGCCACTGGAACAGTACGTCCTTTGAGCCGTCGATCACCGTATCAACCGGGCTCAGAGGCGCGGCGGTCGGCGTTGCGTCTGCGGTCGAGAGCGTCACCCAGTCGGATGTTGTGACCACACCGCTGTTTGCCGTGACCGCGACCTGCCACTGAATGCTCGTCGTGCCAGCGAAGGTGTTGGCCGGAACTGTAACGCTCTGCGTGTTGCCGGAAACGCTGATCGTGTGGATCGTGCCGCTCGTCCCGGAGCGCCAGCGGAAGACTGCAGAGGTTTGCTTAAGATCAGCAAGGCACACTCCCGGGTCTTTTAGCCCCCACGAAAATACATTTTCTGTTGTTTTAACTACAGAGCCAGAATCGGGAGAAACGGATTGGATTTCGAGTGGGCAAATGTAAGAGTCGTCGAGCGATACAGAGGCATACGGTGCGTTGCTGCCGCTTGTTGCAAATTCCACCCATGCTGGAGAGCTTCCAGTCTGAATTCGCCAGGCGATTCCTTTTTTCATTCGCTCAACTGAAAATGCGAGCGAACTTCGCCTCCAAAACGGGATGTTTTTAATGTTGTACTCGACGAACGTGCTGAGCACGATTATTTCTGGCCGAGTAGCATATGTAACGTTGGTAACGTCGAATTCTCCGAAGACAGCGCATGGATACAACTTGTAGTAAGAATCATAATCAGCATCACTTGCCCCACTCGCGTCTTGAATGTACGTATACAGATACGAAGAATTAGAAATAACTCGTTTGTATTCGCTCCCGTCCGTCGGTGTTTTGAATTTTAAGAGCAAATAGTCGTAATCCTTTTGCAGCCTCACGGGGGAAGAGGTATGGTCATTAGCGCCCTGCGCGTAGTAGTTCAGAAACGCAAACCCTTCAATCGGGACTTTTATTGTTGTAGCCACCTCACGTCACCCCCATTCTGGCTACTCGTCTCTGGTTTTTCATGCGGCGGATGAAATCGTCGATTTCGCGGATTTCGTTCGCCTGCACGATAAAGTTGTAGGTATCGCCGCCGGAGAGGCTGCGCCCTTCCTGATTGGTGCCGATGAAGTTTTCGCTTCTCATGCAGATACCCCCATCCGCGAAGTCAAACGCTCATTTTCTGTAATCCGGATGATGTCGTTGAATTGCTTCACCCGGTCAGCGTTGATGTTGTAATAATTGTTCGTCGTGCCAGCTCCGGCGAGTGCCGGAAGATGACCGAAGGAAGACATTCCAAAGGTCATCGTGCCGAAATCGAGTTGGCTTTGAATTCCACGCTTGACATTTGAGAATTCTTTGTCAAAGCCCTGCCCGAGTCCTTCCGCCATATACCCGCCAATACCGGCGAAGACCTTAGACGGGGACGCGATGCCGAGGAAGCTTTTCACACCGTCTACAAGCCCCGTGAAGACGTTTTCAACCGTCTGCTTGAAACTGTTCCACATATTCACGAAACCGTTTTTAATGCCCTCGACAATGTTCTTGCCGATGCTTCCCCAGTCAAACGAAAGGAATGTGTCCACGATAGACCGAATCAATTGTGGAATGACCATAACGATATCCGGAATTGCTTCAATCAAGCCAGTTGCCAGGGCTGCAATGATTTTGGGACCTGCCATGATGATCTCCGGCAGATTGTCGATAATGCCCTGCACGATGCCGAGAATCAGGTTCGGAATCGCCGCGATCAGCTCCGGAAGAGCCTTGATAAGCCCATCTGCAAGCGCCATTGTGATTTCCACGCCTGCTTCGAGAATTTTCGGCATATTTACAATGATTGCCGTGACAAGGTTCGCGATAACGCCCGGAACTGCTGCAATCAGTTTCGGAGTCGCATCTACAAGCCCATCAACAAGAGCCAGAATGATAGCAAGCGCTGCGTCAATCAAGTTCCCGAGGTTTTCCGGGCTGGTCAAAACCTCTACGATTTCGATAATCGCGTCCGTTGCGGCGGGAATCAGCTGCGGGAGCGCGTCTGCAATACCCTGTGCAAGCGATACAATGACATCAATGCCAATCTGTGTGATCTGCGGCAAAAGCTCAATGAGAGCCGGAACGAGCGTGTTGATGACCGTCGGCGCAACGTCCGCAAAAACCGACAGCACGGACGGCAAAGCCGCCATAAGCCCGGTTACAAGGTTTGTAGCGCCCTCTACAAGAGACGGCAGTACCGTGCCCAGAATCGCCGGTAACTGTTCGCTTACCGTTCCGATAAGGGACGTTGTCGCTTCGACGATACGCGGCAAAAGCTCCTGAATCCGAGGAATCAGATTGTTCCCCGCGATGACCACAGAATCCGTAAAGTTCCCGACCAAAACGCCTAAATCTTGGTCAGGGTCTGCCATGCCTGTCACAAGATTCTGCCATGCGGATTTCATCATACCGAACGAGCCCTGAATCGTGCTTGCCGCTTCCTCTGCCGTCGTGCCCGTGATGCCCATTTCCGTCTGCACCACGTGGATAGCATCTACGATGTCCGCATAGCTTGAAATATCGTACTTGATGCCGGAAATCTTCTCTGCGTCCGCAAGCAGCCGCTCCATTTCCGCCTGTGTGCCGCCATAACCGAGCTTGAGGTTATCCAGCATTGTATAGTTCGCTTTCGCAAAGCCTTGATAAGCATTTTGGATGGATGTCATGTCCGTGCCCATCTTGTTTGCGTTATCGGACATATCGGTAATTGCCAAGTTCGCCTTGTCCGCTGCCGCGCTTGTGTCTCCATCGAGAGATTGCAGCAGAGAGGCCGAGAAGCTCGTTACCGTCTCCATATATTCATTTGCGGACAGGCCAGCGGTCTTATATGCGTTGTTCGCATAATCCATAACCTGATCTTGGCTGTCCTTGAAAAGCGTTTCCACACCGCCGACAAGCTGCTCATAGTCAGCATACGCTTCGACCGCCTTTGTGCCGAGCGTCCCGAGCGCCGCCGTTCCTGCCGCAACACCAGCAACAGCCACTTTACCAGCCGTCGCAAGTCCGGATTTCAGTTTTTCCCCGAGTCCGGATGTTTTCTGCCCAACTTCATCAATGCCTTTATTCGCTTCGGTCGTATCCGCACCGATTTTTACAAAAAGTTCAAATAGATTCATCTTTCACCACCAGTCCGCACCGCTTAACAACCTCGGCGGTGATTTCTTCGCAGGTTCGGTTGTCCTGCGGCTTCGGGTCTATCAGGTCGGAATATTTCGCCTGAACAAAGCTGCCGCCCGCGAATTTCGCTGTGTTTTCCGTCATTGTGCGCAAACACTCCGCCGTATAAATGCGGAAGGCTGATTCTTCCTGCTGCCGCTTTACCAAAATCGGCAAAAGGCGAATCAGCCCTCCCACGCTTATCTTTGGAGCCGCCAGAAGCGCAAGCGTTACGCTTTCGCCTCCGACGCGCACGATTTGAAAAAATCCAGCATATCCTTGTCCTTGACAATCTCCTGAATCTGCCGCATGGTTTTTAGGACGCTCTGCTTTTTGACCGCCTCGACGGTCGTTTCGTTGACCGCAGCCAGAATACCGAGTGTGTCCTCTCTGTGCTTTTTCAGGATCAGGGGAATCCACTGCCCGATCTTCTTCGCACCGATCGCGTATTTTTCACCGGCTGTCTGAGGCTTCTCTGCGTCAATCTGTGCTTTCAGACTCTCCCGCAGCTCATCGTCCGTCAGGATGTTGAGCGCGTACACGCTGACCTCGCAAAGAACGTCAGCCGCCTTATCCGTGCTAAGTTCCGAAAATTTCATACTTTCTTCTCCTTACGTTTCAGCCGTACCGGCTTTGATATAAACCTCATACGGCACAACGTCCTGCTTCGACATCGAATAGTGCGCCGTGTACTCAAACGCCATCTGCCCCTTGTTCTTGTCCGCCGTTTTCAGCTGGAATCCTCCGGTCGATAGCGCGTTCATAAGACGAATAGCAATGAAACCGCCATTCGTTGCACCGTTCTTGTCGGAATAATCGCCCACAAGCCAGATGTCCGCAAAGTCAGCCGCCGAAAGATCGCGCCGAGGAACAACCTTCGTCGTATCTGTGCCGTCGATGTCAGCCGCCGCCATAAGAGATTTCGCGGAGGCGGTCGTAGCCGTTACATATGTACCGGAAAGTTTCACTTCGACATCGTCCATCCGCTTCATTTCCATTGTGTTCTTGGGGCAATTGTCCACATCCGAGCCGTAGTCGGAATACGTCGGTGTCGCGGAAAATGTAACGCCTCCGGTAGTTGCACCGATCTGGTTCTCCGGTTCAAACGTTCCGGTTGCAGGCGTAAATTCGCTCAAAACAACGCCAGCGTTGATTTGCAGCTGCTTAAACGTATCCGCCGGAATTTTTGTAAATTTCGCCATGAAATCAGTCCTTTCAGTTCGCGGTAATGTATTCGACCGTTACGTTCAAATACCGCCGCTTGATGTATTTGTCGGAATCATCCGCGATGTTCTGGCACCACGGCGTTCCGCGCTTAATCCAAATTGCACCGCCGTCGCACGGAACGAACACGCCGCCAAAACCGATCGAGTCAGAAATTTCCTGCGCTTTGGCATTCGGTTCTGCTTCCTTTTCCGTGTAGTACCACAGGTTCACCGTAAGCCCGATCTCTCCACTATCCCATGCGCCCGTAATAAGCTCATACGTGAGCCACGGGAAAACAGCATCGTCCGGCACGCTGGACGTCGAATAGGCTGTCAGGAACTGCGAAAACCATTCTTGTAGAGCCTGTCCTTTTGTCATGCCGGTAACGCCTTCTTTTCTGCCGTGAAATACTTGAGATCGAAGCTGGCCGAGCGTGGGGACTGCTTTGCCGTCGGTTCCGATGTTACACGGTACGTCTCGCCGGTCGTTTTATCCCGGAAGAAGTCGTTATACTCAATCGGAACGCTTTGCTGAACCAGAACCGAGTAAACGCTTGTAACGCCCTCTTTTTCGGCTCTCCTTGCCTCCATCGACGTATCAAGCGCCTGATAGTTGTAAAACTCCGCGCCTTCCGCCCACGTCGTGATATAGCCGCTCTCGCCGTCCGGCACGCGGCTTTTGTCCAAGAGGACACACGGTCTTGCAAAATCGTCAAGTAAGCTCATATCTTCCTCCATTGGTTCAGGCGCGACTTAAAAACAGACTGCCATGTTACCATTCCAGCGCCGGTTGCAGACCCGCTAGTCGTTTTCGAATAGCTGTACCCGCCGAAACTCTCCGACGTGTACGGGCTCGCGGCGATGTCTCCGTTCTTTTCCTGCCACGCCTTGATTTCCTCTCCCAAGCAGAGAAGTGCAGGAGGAACAGACATCGGCCATATAGAGCCGTCAAATGTCTCGTCTGCCATCGCGTAATCCGGGTATTGGTGAACTCCGTCGTTGAAAACAGAGCCCACCACACGGAAAAACTGTCCGTTTTGCAAAAACGGCAGTGTGATGCTGCCGTTTTCGACCGTGTACGTACCACTGATTCTGTCAGTTTCGAACCAGTTTCGAAGCACGCCACATAATTCAGTCAGCATCACACCGCCACCTCCATTACTTCGCCGTTACCGTCGCGTTGCCGGACTTCTGCGCCTTGTAAGTCGCGTCAGCCTCAACGACTGTGATCTTCTTGCCCGTCGTCGCAGTGATATCGGACTTGCCGTCCCACGTCGACCACGTTCTGACATTCTGACCGTAGGTAACCGTCTCAGCCGACTCACCTACCTTGTACTTGTAGACGTTCCCAGACACTTCCTTTGCCGGGGTAACCGTGATCTTCGTGTCGCCGGTTGCGGTTCCGGCTGCCGAAGTAACGGTCAGTGTGCCGAGCGACGGGGTCTCGTCAATGTCAGCAACGGCAATGCCGTCCTGATACTCCGCGAACAGGGTCATGCCCATGATCGCAAAGGACTCGGAGACCGCCGTGGAGTAGTTGCCCTGCACGTGGAAACCAACCAGGTTCGTTTCGCCATCAGTTCTGTAGTCAAGACCGGCACGGGCGAAATCGCTGTCAGCCGGGTCGATGTAGTATAGGACGATGTTCTCGACCGGAGTCGCAATAACACGACCACGCTTGATTTCTTCGTCAGACAGCAGGAACACGGTGCTGTAGCCCATGAAGTTCTTGATGTACTGGAAGCCGAATTCAGTCTGGATGGTGATATCAGCGCCGCCGAGATAGTCATACAAGTCCATGACGTTCACGAAGCCGACAACGTTTGTCGCGGTTCTGTGCATCTGCTTGAACTTGTTGATAACAGCGCCCTTCGCCATCGCAAGCGCACGCTGCCAGTTGGTTTCGCTGACGCTCAGAAGGCCGGTATTCAGGTAGTCGTAGAACCGGTTCGTGACGTTGGTCTGAAGCTCATACAGGAAAGCTTCGTCGGTCATCGCGACTGCGACATCATAGCCGTATTCCTTGATTGCCTCGATAGAGACCGCCTTCGCGTACTTTTCGACGTTGATGTTCGCATAGTCCTTCTCAATGACCGTCGCTTTGGAGTAGGGAATCTCTTCTCCCTCGCCGACGCTCTGCGCGAGCGTCACGCTTGCGGTCTTGGATTTCAGGACGGTGCCAGGCTGCTTTTTGATGGGGCGCATAATGCCCAGAATGTCGCGCAGGTGCTGCCAGTTCCGCGCAAAGCGGGTTACAAAATCGATTTCACGAGCGGTTACCTGAACGTCGCTCGTCATGGTCAGGTTGTTTTTTGCTGCCATATTATTCTTCCTTTCCGAACAAATTGAGATTTGCGGCAATTGCTGCCTGCCGTTCAGACGCGTCCCTGATCTTAAAGATGTCGTCCCGGCTCATAGCGCCGCCGTTGTTTGCGGGCGGGTCTTTGGTGTCCGCGCCCTTCTGTTTCGTGGTAACGACGAAATCTGCCCACTCTTCCTTGATGGACTTCTTCAAATCATCGGCGTTCTTGATTTTGCCGTCTTCCAATTCAACCGAAGAAAGATCGGTGACCTTCAAAACCGAATCAATGCGCTTTTCGCTGATACCCGCAGACTTCAAAAGTTCCCGATACGCGGATTCCTTCGCGCTCTTGGTTTCCTTCTGCATCTGCTCTCTTTTGTAGTCGTCAAATTCCTGTTTGACCTTGTCGTGCTTATCCTTCCAGCCATCGTCGCCTTTGGCTTTCAGGTTTTCCAACTCCGCCTGTACTCCGGGGAGCTTTTCAGCGTCTGCCTTATACCGCGCGAGATCGCTTTTTAGCCCGTCTACGGTATCGGTGTGCGCCTCAATGATCGTGTCCATCTGCTCTTCCGTCAGCCCCATTCCCTTTAGGAGCTTCCTTGTTAATGCCATGTTCTATCTCCCTTTCCCTTGTCGGCGGTTCTTTGCCGCGACAGAACAAAAAAATGTGGCAACAGTCGTTTCTTCACTGTTACCACATTTATACCGCATATTTTAGGCTCTCTTACGCAAACTTTCAGCCATTTTTGAATTCATCCTCTACGATCTTCCGGTATTCGGATGCATGGTCAGCCGCTGCGGGCTTCAAATACGGCTGTGCTTTATTTCCCGCCGTCCAGTGCCAATTCCCATTTGCGTCCTGATACGCCCACGGCGTAGGTCTTCCGCCCGGATAATACTTACCGGTTCCGAGTTCGACGTATGCGGCATATTCCGTGTCACTTCCGACGTATGCCGCTGGCTCTTCTTCATTCACACGGTGCGTGATGCTGTTCCTCAGATTGCCGGTATCGACCGGGCAAAGCCGCTTTGCATACTTTTCAGCCGTCATGCCGATCTTTTCGAGGGCGCGAATCAGCGCGTCGTGCATAGCGGACTTCACTTGTTCGGAATTGTCGATAAATTCAACGTTCATCTTTGTAAATAGCCTTCCCCACGCTTTGATTTCTCCCACTGTGCAAATGTCATATTCGGCAGAATTCCGTATCTGTCTCGACGTTTCCCATTGGAAGTGTCAATTCCCTCTATCGCAGATACCAGCGTGCAGCGGCAGTTGTATATTTCTTCCGGTCTTCCTTGCGGGTCTCCTGGGAAACGGCAACCATTAGAAAACTTCTTATCGTTATCCACGATTTCACCATCGAGCATCGCGTGAGAATGGCGCGTCCTGCCATCAAACGTTGCCATCCACTCTTTGCGGCATTTAATCCCCATCTTTTCAGCTGCAAAGTAAGAATCCATCCGTCCGGCGTTCTGCGCACCCGTGACTGCCGTTCGAGCTGTTCGGATAGCGGAATCGCGGTTCATGGTGACAATTCTGGATTGTAGATCGTCTGCCATGTGCTTAATGCTCTTGCCCTGCAAAATGGAGCTTGTGACGCTGGCTGTGATCTGCTTTTTGCCCCATGCAAGATCAATTCCACGTTTTAACGCTCTTTTCGGCGGGTAATACGGCATAAGCTCCGGCTGTTCCACGATCAAGCGCTTTACAGTCTGTTCGTCCCATAAATCAAATCCGACATCGCCGGTCACCTGCTCAATGGTGTACGCCGCGAAATTCCGATTCAAACTGTAAATGCCCGGCGTTGCATCGTTGACATACGCAACAGCAGCAGCGTTTGCATTTGTCATGCGCTCTGCGACCTTATCCCGTAGCGCCTCGAATCGCTTGCCTCGCCCGATCTGCGCAAGCCGCCATTGCTTGTATTGTTCCTCGGTGATATCGCCAGCGTCCAGCCGTGCCTTTTCAGAAGCGTCACGGTCTGCGAACTTTGTGAAATACTCCTTGATGATGTCCGTCAGACCGTCATACGCTTCTTTGTAAGAATCATATATCCGCTTTTCGAGCGCCTTTAACTCTTTTTCGGTGAGGTCGTATCCCTTATCAGGTCTCATCGTTCACCATCTCCGGCGGCTCGAAGCTGCGCTCAATATCCTCTGCCGCTTTTCTTTTCAGAATTTCGGCGACTTCTTCCTGCGTCAGCCACGGGAGCTTGTTCAAAATTGTCTCATCGTCTAGGTAGTTTGCCGCAAGAAGCACCATCTGCGTTTGTTCCAGCTGATTTGTTACCTTAGAGCGAGTAAAAGACGGGTCATCTTCAATCCCGACGATTTTGAAAAGTGCCTGTAAGAAATCAATTACGCAGTATTCGAATTGATCGACCTTGTTATCCATCGACTGATATGCCGCATTGATCTCCGTCGCTGTTTTCTGCCCGCCTTGCAGTTTTGTAACGTCCAACATCTGAAAATCTCGGTACAGATCGTCGCTGATTCTGGAAAGAAGCGCTTCCCGAGCTTCAACCGGGATTGTGAGCGTATGAGCCTCTGCCTTCGCGCCGTCATCGTCCACAAGACCTACGCCAATTCTCCGCATGGACTCTTTGAACCGTGCCATACCGATCTCGTCCATGCCGCCAGCATTGGAAATTGTCCAGTAAATAACGGATGCATCATCAACCGTATTCGCAAAGCCGGATTTGATCAAATCGTAGCAGTCAATCGCCTCGCGCTGTCCGACCAGTTCAGACTGCTTTGCGCGGTTCCCGTACATGGGAATAATAGGGAAGCCCGGATAATTCTGATACGCCAGAAGTTCGGTCCCGTCAATCTCAGAAGTCGCTTCCACAGCCACATAGCCGCGCTTCGGCTCCAAAATCATCATTTCTTCCCCGCTCCGTCGGATGTACTGTGTAAATCCGTCAGGTTCGAAGAGAGTAGCACGCAGCGGCTTGCTTGTGCATACTTGCCAGAAACGAATGCCCGACCGAAGCGCTCCGTTTTCCTCATCCAGAAGCGGAACAAATTCTGTCACATCAAACACTTCAAGGTGATCGAGATTCCAGAAACCATAGGAAACGCCGCCGACAAGCGCGTCGTGCGCTGCGTCTTGGAGCCGTGTGTCAAACCCAGCGCCCAACTTCGCTTTGTTTTCCTCTTTTTTCAGTGTCACGCCGTTTCCAAGCAAATACTGCGTTTCCTGCGTGATGAAATTTGCAAAGAAATTGCTCCGAAGCTTATAGTTCGGACTGTAGTTGTCCGGAATGACTTTCCCGTTGAGCGTATAAAGCAGCTTTTGAAAATTGGCAATTGTCACATTCCGGTGCGCGTCATACTCCTTCGCAATAACCGCCTGTTTGTATAAATCCGAGTCTTTGTGATTATTTATCGCGGACAAAATAAATTCCATCCGTTCCCGGTCAGACTTTTCCGCAACCTCTAAAAAATCCTGATATGTTTTCATCTTTTACCTCACCGCGCCAGTTCAGGCACGAACGAATGCTCTTTGAACGCCTTTTTCAGTACCGTCATAGCCATATACCGAATATCGTCCATCGCGTGGTCGTTGTCCTTTATAACTTGATCTTCTCTTGCTTTGTCGTCCCACCGGTACAGCCCAAATTCACGTATGGAGTTCTCGCAGCTTTCGTGTATTTTTATTTTCCCATTTTTGAGAAAAGCAGACACGGTTCGGATTCCGTTCATTACATCGTTATCCGCGTGCCTAACTTTGAACCGCCCGCGTCTCCGCAAGGCTTCGATAAACGACGCTGCCGAAGGGTCTACGACGACCGCCGATATTGTTCTGTCTCCCGCCAACTGTTCCACCATGTCGCAGTACTCTTCGTCGGTCTTCTGGTGGTGTTCGGCTCGACCGGAATAATATACTTCCGCCACTCGAACCGCGCATTTTTTCGTGACCCTCCAAAGCCCAGCGGAAAACGGGTTTCTCGTTCCGTAGTCGATGGAAATGTAAAAGTCCCCGTCATCCGGGCCATCATGCACGATGCAGTTTTCTCCAAACATCGGATACACAAGCCCTTCTGCGATTACCCAACGCCCGAGAATGTATCTGTCGTAGAATACGCCGGAATACATTCCTTTCGTCCGCTCGATCATCTGCGGAGTAAGAATTGGATTGTCTTCCAGCAGGAAGTGGATGTGCTGCGTGTTCTCGCGCGGACGCTCAATCCACTCTTTGTAGAACCAATGGCTCGGGCTTTCCGGATTGCAGTTGAAGAAGTATTTCGGATGTTCAAACGAAATCGCACGGGAAAGCGCCTGCTCCACAAACGAACGCGGCATAAGTGCCACTTCGTCGAACAGCACACCCGCAAGTGTAATGCCCTGAATGAGCATATACGAGCTTTCGTCCTTGCCGCCGAACAGATAAAACCAGTTTGTCTTGTTTCCGCTTCGTACCGTGAGAATCCTCGTCGAAACTTTATAACTCATCGACAAAGCCGCGCCTAACCCATCGACCTCCATCAATGGCTTTAATATGTTTCTTTCCGCCGCCTGAACCGTCTTCCCGCAAATGGCGAAATTCGTATGATCGTAGTTATTCATCGCCCATAAGACGAACGTCAACGCCATAATTGTTGTTTTTCCGGAACGGACAGAGCCATCACAGATCAGCGCCATATCCTCCGACTGTGCAAACTCCATGATCTGCCGTTGCTTTTTCGATAATGGATTAATCTGCATTTCCGTTGCCCTTGAGCGCCAGAATCAAAGCCGCCAAAGCTGCCGGGTCTCCGCTCTTTTCGCTTGCTCCGTCTGTCTGGTCTAGGTACTGTTTTCCTAGCCAGATTGCCATATTTGCATTCTTTTCCGCAAGCTTCCATTGGCTTCTTCGTAAGGAAATTTTCCCTGCTCCGCGCTTTTGCCTGAAAACTTCGGAGAAAAGTGCGCCATATGTCCGTTTACACCATGAATCCAGCGTTTTGTCCGTGATTCCGAACCACCCGCAGATTTCCTCGAGTGTGCATTGGAGTGCGCACAGGTTCTCGAACTGCTTCATGTCTATTTCTTTTCTCGGTCTCCCCATAACCGCCCTCCTTTCTCCTCTGGCGTTTGATAAACTTCTCCATGTCCCGCTTCAAATACGGGCTGTTTGTTTTGTCAATAATTCCCTGTGCCTCTTCAACCGTCACTCAGAAGCACCGCCTTATCCCCTGTGAACTTCTCCCAACGATCAATGATTACATCGGCATACTTTGGGTCAAACTCCATGCAATATGCATGCCTCCCGTTCTGCTCCGCTGCCATGATCGTTGTGCCAGAGCCAGCGAACAGATCAAGAACATTCTCTCCCGGCTTGCTGGAACATTGCATCTGGTAGTCGAACAGTTTAATCGGCTTCATGGTCGGGTGCTCCGCAGACTTTACCGGCTTATCAAAATTAAGCACCGTTGTCTGCTTTCGGTTTTTGAAGAAGTAATGCTTCTTGCCTTCCGTCCATCCGTAAAGGCACGGTTCATGCCCTTCCTCTTCGATTTCGCTCTCGCCATAGAGGCAAGGTTCATGCTTCCACTGGAAATCCTGTCTCCCCATCACAAGGGAGTTCTTCACCCAGATCAGGCACTGTCTGACGCGCAGCATCGCGTCTTTACACGCACCGCGAAAGTTATACCCTTCACTGTCTGCGTGCCAGATGTAGAACGGGGCACCTGGTTTCATGACCATTGCTGCATTGGAGAAGGCATCCGTCAAAAATCGCCTGAATGCTGTATCTTCCATGTTGTCGTTTTTGATTTTACCGGCGGCGCCCTGATAGTCCACATTGTACGGCGGGTCCGTGAGAAGCAAGTCCATCTGTTCCCCCCCTACGAGCTTCTGTACGTCTGTCAAAGACGTGCTATCCCCGCACATAAGGCGATGATCTCCAAGCTGATATACATCGCCAAGTCTGCTCTTAGGCTCTGCCGGAAGAACAGGATCATAATCATCCTCCACAACGGAATCGTTCAGCTCGTCGCGAAGTCCCCAGTCAAAGTCAAAAGCCGACAGGTCAAGCCCCGGCAGTTCGACCGACAGCAGGTCAAAGTCCCAGTCGCTCTCGTTGCTTTTGTTATCTACCAGCCGCAGGGCGTTCACTTGCTCCGGTGTCAGATCATCTACGCAGACGCACGGCACTTCTTCCATGCCCAGCTTCTTTGCCGCCAGAGCGCGGCAATGACCGATTACAATCACACCGTCCCGATCAACTACAATCGGCTGAACAAAGCCGTACTGCTTGATGCTTTCTGCAACGTTGTTGATCTGCCGTTTATCGTGTTTCTTTGCATTCTTCCCATAAGGCGTAATGCTATCTAGTTTCAAACTCTTTACTTCCATTTCATCCCTCCTTATTCACCCTTCCAATCTTCCTTTTCACGCTCCACCGGATTGCGGTTTCCGGTGGAGCTCATAAAAAGGAGGTTCCGCAGTACGCTGCGTAGCCGTAAGAAGGATGAAAGCGCAGAGGATACACCTCTACGCTCTCAACGATACACTATGTTTAAGGCTCTCTTACGCAAACTTTTGAATATAAACCACGTTTTTCTGCCACCAAGTAGATAAACTGCCTATGCCATTCCTGAGCGGTACGCTCCGAAACATATACCACCATAGCAGCGCCCTGTAAGGTGTGTGTACGCTTCCAAAGAACCAAATCTATGAGCCGGAGGCGTTCCGCCCCGTCGATAAGCTGTTTTGTCTCCTCGATTGCAGCTTCGACAGCAGAGATTTCATCCCGCGTCATAAGCGTACCGCTTTTGTAACTTCGTATCATCCATTTTGCGTAGCCCCACCATCCATAGCGCGGTTTGCCCACCCTATCAGCCCCCTTACTCTGTTCCGCCCAATATTTTCTTGATATCATCTGCATTGATTTTGACAATATCCATTACAACGTCGCTCATAATGTTAGCGGCAAAAATAGCTTTGTCCTGCCCCGTCGAATTGAAATATCCTGTCTTTGTTGTCCCATCCTCCGCAGTAGCAGCAATGCAGATCGATGATGGTTTGAAATCTAACACAGTTTTTAGGGATTCTTCCAGCCATGCGGAATACTCCTGCTTTGTAATGTCCTCCATTATTGTTCTGTCTCCTTTTTGAAGCTGTCCTTCAAGCACGCACACAAGAACGCCCCGTTTGTCATCACGTGCCAAATAGACGGCAGCCCGGATTCTTCATCAATGTGCGTCGGGTCTTCCCAAATCGCGAGGACGTGCCTTTAAAGCGCCTCGTGCCATCTCTCCGGCGCGATACGCCGCCAGTCCTCAGCCTCTCCGTATTTGTTAAAACCGTACATGCGCGTTTCTAGGACCGCAAGTATGGCTTCTACGGGGACGGTGGACGGTCGAGGTTTGTTGTCGTCGTATTTTGCTCCCTTAATCTTTTCCAAGTCTGCGTCCCTCCATTTCAAAACGCTCCATGTACTCCGATTTATCGATTTCCAGCCACTTCCCGTTGGACTCCTTGAAAAAGCGGCTTACTCCCTTTCTTTTCCCATCCGGTGTCTCAGCGCTCCAAATTGCCATTGTATCGTAGTCGCCTAATTTGGGGTCTACCAATACCGTCGTCCGGTGGGCAATAATCGGCTTGTTATACGGTGTATACGGAAATGTAATCGGGAATAATTCTCCTAAAATATTTGCGACAAAACTGTTGTGCCAGTATGTACCGCTTGGCTCATCTTTGCAAATGAATCTGTTGATGTCGCTGTATTCTATATGCCCATCGTCGTATACATACTTAAACAGGTCACTCATGCGCTTGCTCTGGTAGCATGTGTATTTGTGTTCTTTATCCGTCCAACCGACCTCATTCCATGCGTCTGGCGTATCCTCAATCGGGGAAAGCGGTTTGCCGTCAATTAGGCGATTCAAAACCTGCTTTGTAATGGACATGCTCATGCCGCTGTGGTCATCTTCAAGCAGACTCTCAAACGCTTTTAAGGCGCTTTTATAGCAAGCACAACCGTAATCCCATTCGTCGCTTGGTTTTCCGTCGCGCTCCCGGCTGCACGCAATTTCGACTTCTCGTCTCGCCCATTCACTCATGCCCATTTTTCGTTGCCTCCTTCAATTTTTGCGCCGAAAGTGCGCTGTATGTTTCCTTTAGGATTTCCACCGTGTAGCGCACCTCGCCGCAGCTTTCGCATAAATATCTTCTTGTTTTTATAATTCGGTCGCTGGTCGGCCTGCTGTCTTTGCACCGCATCTTTTTGTTGCAGCCCGGACAAATCATAGCTGTATCCCCCTTATGTACTTATCAAAATACGTCACAGCCACCGCCATAGCCGCCCACATGTCCGCTGCGAACCCGTAAAAGAAACCCGGGTTCTTCTTTGTTCCCTTACCGTAGTTCGGCTGACCGGGCGCGTAGCGGTCGACGAGGGCTTGTCTGATGTTCGCATCCTTCGCCGACGCTCTTCCGCAAAGGTAAAGCTTTTCTTCCCGGCGGAAGATCTTCTGTATCTGGTAGCACCGCTGGAAAAGCTCGGCATATTCCCAGAACCGCCCAATCCAGAAGCACGTATCAAACACCTCTTGACCGACTGGCATTCCCATTCCGGCAACCATTTCGATTGCCAGGTGCTGATACTCCCGGCAGAGAACGGGGAATATCTCCCCGTTCGGAACTTTCCCAACGTCCAGCACCTTCCGGATTTCCTGCCCGTCGTGCTCCACCAGCACATAGCCGGATTGAACGTTGCCGGGGTCAATCGCAAGAATTGTTCCCACCTTGCAGCCTCCTTCCGGTCTCGCACGGCTTCATCTCGTCGCAATCACCGTATTTCGCACAATGTGCTGCAAACAGCCCTTTGAACTCCGGGCATTTATCGAGTACAAGGCAGCACATCATTTTCACAGCCTTGCGCGTCTCATCTGCCGCCAGATAACACAGCCGTTTTTCTGCAATCGCCATCAGCTCTTCGGCGTTCATGTACCAGATCATGTCTACCGGCGCGTCCTGCCGCGCTGCGTTCCGGTCGTATTCGTTCTGCCTGTCATTTCGCTGTGACCGGATAAACGGCTGTGCGTGGACGTGGCGGGCTAAATGGGTGCTTACCCAGTACGGCACGCCCTCAAGGTAAAACGCAAACTGCAGCGTCCGGATGGGGCTGTGCTGCGCCCGGAGAATGGAGTGTTTCCACTCCATGTCCGGTGCTGTTTTCATCTCTTTGCCGATGGTGACTAAAGCGCACTGTTTTGCAAACGCCCAGTCCTCATCGGTGGGATATTTCAAAAGTGTAATGTTCATTCTTCCCTCCGTTCTCCGTAGCTGCAAAAATCATCCAGACTTGGCCGAACCATGCCGTGCTTCTCCCTGCAGATCACAACCCCATTTGCAACCGTTCGCAACTTATGCTTGCAGTCCTTGCAGCGCACAACCGGCTCCATATCGGCAGCAAGCATATCCTGCAATTCAGATAAGCACCGCTGCACATCATTGTTGTCAATGACTGTCTGTGCAAGATTATCGTCATTAAGGATAACCAGCGCATCAACAAGCGCTTTCAAATCATCCATCGTCGTTCCCTCCATCCATCTTCGCCCCGCAGTTGGGGCAGTAGTTGAAATCCTCATCGCACCCGTCCCAAGAAACATAACAACGGCAAATGCTGCATTCTGCGTTATGATTTCCGCAGGTAAAATCTTCTGCACCATCAATCCACCGTCCATGCACCACCTCCGCAACGTCGGCGGCGGGCATCTCCGAGATGGATTGCAAGTTTTTTGCGCTGCACCCGTCCTGCATTAGTTTCATAAGTGCCGCTTCGCGGCTGATGTATTCGTCAGGCATGGTCGGTCTCCAATTTGCCTTTGTGTTTCTTCACGAGCTCCTTCGCGAGGTTCAAGCCGACTGCAGTATAGTCAAATTCGGAGTCCCCGATAGCCGGTTCAACGCATTCTTCCGTCCCGCCATATGTGCCATGATGCTGTGCGAAGTCACTTCCGTCCGGGAAACGCACTGCATAGCCGTCGTGCAGGCGCTCTATCGTGCATTTGATTCCAAGATCGACGCAAAAATGGTACAACTCCCATATTTCAGTGTATTTTACTGGAAAATCTGTGCGCTTGATGTAATCAGCCATCATTTACCCTCCTGTTCCATGGCTCGACCGCTTCCCGTTTTTTCTTACTGAAACTCATACTCCGTCCACTCCTTCAAAATACCGTGTCCGTTCTTCCTGCGTAGGCCAGTCTGGGTCGAGGCAACGCTTTCGGCGGTTCCGTTTCCATCCGCTGTAAATCTTCGCATCGCGCCCGTCGATGGTGTACCCAACGCCGCGTTCTGCCCGGTTGTGGACCAGGAGTGGTCGCGGATAATTCGGATTTCGTGCCCTCAGAACCTCATACTCGCCGACAGGTTCTTCGAGTTTCCAGCCACTTTGCTTCAAGTATGCTCTGAGGTCGGACAGCATCCCGTGTCTGACCGTCAATCTGTTCTTCATCTGCTACTCCATTTCCTGCAAAGCCTTCTCGGCTTCTTCGCGAGTGAAGAAAACGGTTCTGCCGATATCCTCACGATATTCCGGCGTAAACCATGTGGTTGTAATTTCCGGCTCCGGTTTGCCCGGGTAATCAACAATTTTGTAGCGGATTCGATAGACTTTTGTACCCAGCTTGCACGGCAGAATCAGGACGCGCCCGTCCTTGTCGGCTTTCATCAGCTCCACCATTCGTGAGATGGAGCAACCACAGCCGGAAAGTGTTTCCTCAATTTCCCGAGCCTCTGCGCACGCCTGCGGGGATAATCTAGAATCTTCATATGCTTTGAGCCTTTCCCATACCTCCTTCTGCGTGCAGCTTCCATCATACTTACACGGCAGTTCGCGGCACTGCGCGATGTCGCAGAAATTGCCCTCAAACGTTAATCGCTCCAAAATTTCATCTCCTTCCCGATGTATTCACAATATGCTTTCTCAAGGCGCGCGCCTGCGCTTTCTTTTGCGTTCGGCAGGAAAACAACCGCGTCCGCCACGTCGATCATCGCCATACAAATGCGCATATAGTCCGCAGCCTCCATCCCCTCCGGCAGATCCGCCGGATTCAGCACGATGTTCCCACACATCCGCAACCCCGTTGCCGCTCTTTGAAATTTCGCCTGATACCCCTGATCGCCCGTGATTTTACCGGCTATGTAGACTTTCATGCCTTTTCTCCTTCCTCCGGCGCTTCCGGCAGCGGCATCCAGTGGGTGACTACGCTGCCGATGCAGTCCCGCATTGCAATGCCATCATATCTGCGCCACGTATCAGCGCTTGTTCGGTATGCTTCTCCAACAAATACGCCGTCCGTAGCAAGGACGCGCGTTCCAGGCTTTGGGCGCCTGTCATCCACGCTGATCCACTGCGGCACCTTCTCCCACAGCGCCGCATTCTCGGCGGTCAGGCGCTCAATGATGTCGGCTGCGTCCATTCCAACCTTGTTAACATCGCAGCTTGGCCATGTGTCCACTCCCAGTTTTTCTTTCAGTTCCGCGTCCAGTTGTTCTTTCCGGTAGTACGTGCAGCCCGTGCAGTCTTCTTGCGGGCCGCCCGGTGTAGACGTGCACCGCAGCGCCTGTATAATTTCCTTGTCTGTCATAGCGTGTCCTCCTCCGATATCAGACCGTATTTTTTGAGCAGGGCGGGAACTTCGTTCTCGCCTATGATCTCGTCACGGAATGTTTTTATGTGCGTCCAGTTGCGCGGCGCCCCGCCGACCCACTGGAACGTCCAAAGAGACGATTCGTTTTTTCTGTGGTAAATATCGACGCTGAACGCTTTGCCGACACGAAAGCCGTTAGAGTCAAGCCGTTCAGGCTCAAGCATGCCTGATATGTACTGATAGCCATTTCCGTCTATCCCGCTTACTGTGAGTTTGTATACCCCTTTTATCACATCGCCCCTCCTATTTTCCGTTTCCCTCTTGCCGCTCTCCGGCAGTTTCTCGCCCCGCCATCGGTCATCTGGCTTATGTCGACGATTCTGGCGCGTTTGTCGTAGCCCGCGTTCCGTTCAGCCTCATAGGCAAGCCACGCTTCGCAGGTAGCCCCACAGCCCGGTTCGCGTCGCGGGCAATCCCTGCCGCATGGTCCGGCGTATTTTAGCCTGATCATGTCTTCCTCCTGACCTGCACCGTCACTTCCGCCTCCCAGCATTCCGGTTCCCGGACGGTTATAATCTTCCGCCGCCCGTCCTCCGGGTCCTTGACGCTGACGAGGTAAAACGTCTTGTTCTGCATCTTCTGCGGATACTTCCGCGCCCTTAAAGGCTTTCCCAGCTCCGGCATGAGCCGGGGGAATATGGGAATCGGCTTTGGTATGACAATCCAGACCTCGATTCCCTGCTTCATCATGCTTCATCCCCCAACATCCGCTGAATCGCCGCTTTCTGTAAGTCGCTCAGATCGCCGTCGTGATGCTGCACGTT